AATGCAAAGGGTGGTAGTGAACTGATTTATGAAAGAGTCAAGGAGAGAGTGCCTGATGACCTGTGGAACTACTTCCAAATCATTCTTTCAAGAGTTCGTGAATTAGAAGATAAGCCTAAAATCCTCATGCTTCAAGATACCTCTAAAGATCAAGAAGTACAATTCCTCAAGAAAAAGGAAGAACGAGACAAATTTGAAAGGTTTGTATTTCCTTCTGATTGGTCTTTGGAGAAGTACCATATTGATCTGGGCACTGAATATGAGAAGAGTATCGTACTCAAACAAGCGATAGAACCAATTCCCGCACACACAAAACCAAAAGAAGGCCCAATCAGACTTGCATACATATCTACACCACATCGTGGATTGGATGTACTCATTGCTGCATTTCGTTCTGCAAAGTTTGAGAATGTCGAACTTGATATATATTCTAGTTTTAAGATATACGGATGGGAAGAGGCGGACAAAGATTGGGAACCACTATATAATGCTTGTAGAGATACTCCGAATGTCAATTATCATGGAACAGTATCCAATGAAGAAATCCGTTCAGCACTACAACAAACACACATTCTAGCATATCCGAATATATTCCATGAGGCAGCGTGTATTTCGGTGATTGAAGCGATGAGTGCTGGTTGTGTTGTGGTCTGCCCCAACCTTGCAGCCTTACCAGAAACGTGTGCTAACTTTGCTTGGATGTATGGATATGTTCAAGACAAGATTGAACACGCTAAGAAGTTCTCCCATGTTCTGAGAGATGCAATTGACAGTTTTTGGGAACCACCAGTTCAAGCTCGTCTTACTTTTCAGAAACAATATTTTGATATGCACTATGACATCAATACTACCGCTAAGCAATGGGAAATGATGTTAGAGAATATCAAAACAAACATTGAATATTCTAAACAAAAAAAAGAATTATGACATTAAAAATTGATTTCAGTGAAAGTGATAAAAAGGAAGAAGAAACTTTTTCTCCAGAAGAAACACCTAAAGCAGCCGGTGGCACTGAACTTATGCAGAAGTGGTTATTTTCTCGCATTGATCCAGAACTAAAGGATTACTTTCAATGGGTCGCTTCTCGTAAAAGAAAGTTAGAAGATAAACCAAGATTGTTTTGGGCTCATGACCTTGCCCAAGATCCAGAAGTTGCATTTCTTAAAGAACACAAGAATATGTTAGACTTTGAAAAGATACTCTTTGTCAGTAACTGGCAACAGTATCAGTATGGAGTTTATCTTGGTGTTCCATATGATCATGGTGTCGTTATTCAACACGCCATAGACCCAATTCCAGAACATGAAAAGCCCAAAGACAAAATATCTTGTGTTTATATGAGTACACCTCATCGTGGTTTAGAGATTTTACTCGGTGCTTGGAAACATCTCAAAGAGAATAACAAATCCGAAGAAGTCCAATCAGCAGAACTGAATGTCTTTTCCAGTTTTAAGATATATGACCGCCCTCACATGGATGAACAATATCGCCATGTATATAAACAGGCTCAAGATATGGATGGTGTCAATTATCATGGTACAGTATCTAATGACCAGATTAGAGAAGAACTTACCAAGAATCACATCATGGCATATCCATCAGTTTATATGGAAACCGCCTGTATTTCAGCAATTGAAGCCATGAGTGCAAAGTGTATGGTGGTGTGTCCTAATCTTGGGGCCCTTCCAGAGACTTGTTCAAACTTTGCTTGGTTGTATGGATATGAGCCGAACCCTGAGAAACATATTGCGGTTCATTCACATATTCTTGGAAAGGCCATTGAGTCTTATAGAAAAGATGAGACAGAATTGTTGTTGAGTTTACAGAAAACATATTTTGATACCTTTTACAATTGGGATATGCGAATGAATCAATGGAATCAATTTCTGGAATCCGTTAAACTAAGAATAGAAATGGGTAAAGATGATATTACTTGATTATAGTCAAACCGTGATTGGTTCTTTTATGGCCATGGGCAGAGGTAAGCCAGTTGTAGAAGAAGACCTTTTAAGACATACAATACTCAATTCAATCAGAATATTTCGTAATCAATTTGCAAAAGATTATGGAGATATGGTTATTTGTTGTGATGGTAAAGACAACTGGAGAAAGAAAGTATTTCCAGAGTACAAAGCAAATCGTAGGAAGAATAGAGAGAATGACCCTACGGATTGGAAAACTCTCTTTGAACTATTACATGAAATGAGAGAAGAGCTCACTAAATACTTTCCATATAAAGTCATGCACGTAGATACTGCAGAGGCTGATGACATTATTGGTGTTCTTGTTGACCACTGTGAAGAAAATCCTACTCTGATACTTTCTAGTGATAAAGACTTTATTCAGTTACAAAAGTATCAAGGAGTGAGACAATGGTCGCCACTTCAGAAAAAGTTTATAGTGGGTGATCCTGTAGAATCTCTGTATGATAAAACCATTAGAGGTGATGCTGGTGATGGTGTTCCTAACATCCTTTCTTCCGATGATACTCTTATAACTGAAGGTAAACGCCAAACTCCTGTAACCAAGAAGAAGATGGAACTATGGAGAGGTAAAAAACCAGAAGAATTCTGTAATGAAGCCATGCTTAGAAACTACCATAGAAACAAAACAATGGTTGATTTGAGGGAGACTCCAGAATCAATTCGTATAAATATAGTAAATCAATACGATTCTCAGGGTGCTGGTGATAGAAGTCAGCTCCTAAATTATTTTGTTGATAAAAGATTGAAGAACCTTATGGATGTAATTGACGAGTTTTAATTATGACAACTAGTTTACCAAGAGTTTTTGGTGAGATTGCAGTAGCACGCACCAAAAAACAAAAGAAAGAACTATTATTAAAATATGATTGCTTTGCACTTCAACAGATTTTAAAAGCAGCATTCGATCCAAATATAAAGTTTCTCTTACCGCCGGGGGCACCCCCCATAGTCAAATATCAAGGAGACACAGACGAGCCAAATCCAACTTATCTACATTTTCATATTAGAAAGTTGTATTTGTTTGTTGAAGGTCAATCCCCCAAAAATTTGACTGACATGAAAAGAGAAAAAGCATTTACAGATATTTTAGAAGGTATACATCCTTCTGAAGTAGAACTTCTTCTGCAAGTGAAGGATAAAAAACTAAAATGCAGAGGATTAACTTTTAACTTAGTAAAAGAAACTTTTCCTAATTTATTACCATGATAAAAAGTTTAGAAGAGAGAATAGTCAATTTAACCAAAGTTACTACAGACAATGTTGAAACAACTGTAGAAGCTGAACTACGGCAATTGGAAATGAAGGGCGGAGTACCGATACAAGTTTCGGTTGTTCTTGCTAAGGAAGAAAATTTTCAATTTACTATGGATTGGAATAGTACCATGTCAAAATTTTCCACTACACTAGATGGAATTAAATGGTACTCTGATTTTGATTACTCCTTATACTCCCCCAAATTATGGGAAACTGGCAGCATCGCCAGAGCTCCCCGCCGTGGCCGAAACTCTCCTATTTAAGTTTAAGTAAGTGGCTATCATACTTAACTCAACACTATCTAAAGAGGAATATGAAAATATTCATTGCCCTAGTAGGGCTGATTACGTTGTGGTCTGCTACGTTAAATTCAGGCTCCACAACTAAAATTTGGGTTCCACCAATTACTGACAAACAGGCAACAATAATGTCTCCATTACAAATGACTACAAATGGAAAGACTACAGTTGTACAAATGGTGAATTCAGAAGAATTAGAGTGTATGTCAAAAAATATATATTTTGAAGCAGCTATGGAATCCACAGCTGGAAAATTAGCAGTAGCACAAGTCACTATGAATCGTGTGAACTCATCACGATATCCAAATACTGTTTGTAAAGTTATTACACAGGGAAGACATCATAAGAATGGATTTCCAGTAAAAGACCGATGCCAATTTAGTTGGTATTGTGATGGTAAGTTGGATGTACCACCCACGGGCGGTTCAATGTGGAAAGATTCACAAGAAGTTGCTAGGTATGTCTTATCAACTCCTGACTTGATGGACATAACGGATGGAGCAACCCATTATCATGCGGATTATATCAGTAGTCCGAGATGGGCAGACCCACGCCGTAAAACAGCAGAGATTGATACACATATATTTTTCAATCACGCGCGAAAAAATGATAAAAAGACTTGACAAGCTCTCGAT